GCTATATTCAGCCCAGAACATTCTACACCAAACCACATTAGGCGTTTACTTGAGAAAAGATGCAGAAAGCCATTTGATATTGGTATCCACGCTAGAATGTCGCAGGATGAATTAAATAGTGGTATCAACTTTCTTGATAACCATTTTAAGTTTATTGAGAATACAGAAGAAATCCCAGACATTGAGTTTATATTGAGTAAGGCTAAGATAGCCAAGCAAAGGTTTGGTATTAAGGGATTAGTCATAGACCCATTTAATCAGATTAGTCCTAATAGAGATTATGCTAAAAGAGAAGATGAGCATATAAGAGATATAATTGCTAAGTGTCAGCAGTTTGCTAGAAATCATCAAATAGTAGTTTGGATGGTAGCTCATCCTCACAAGCTACAGAGGAATGATAGTGGCGTAGTTCCACCACCAGACTTATATCAAGTTAGTGGTTCTGCACATTGGGCAAACATGAGTGATGCTGCTTTAGTAGTTCATAGAGACTTCGAGGATAACACCACTAAGATAATTACTAGGAAGATTAGAGAGCAAGGTATCTATGGTCACATAGGTCAAGCATTCTTTTCATTCAGTAACTCTAAGAAAGTCTATGAAGAAATGGTCGAAGATAATTACAACTATGAAGGAGATTAATATGGCTAGACATAAAATGTTAAGTGTTTCTTATAATTGGGATAATGAAAAACCAATTGTTAAATATCATGAAAATTTTGATGACTATGATTATGTACAAAAAGTAGATGGGTTAACTGACGTAATATATGAGCTTGAGCAAAAGAAAAAAGAAATCATGCTGGACAAGTCATGAATTGTTGGTGGTGTGAAACAAGTCTTATATGGGGTGGCGACCACGACATAGAAGAAGAAACAGAAGAATTTTCTATTGTAACAAACCTAACATGCCCCAACTGTGATTGTTATGTAGAAGTATATCTTCCAAAGGAGAATGTAGATGCTAGTAAGCGATATCACTGATGAGCAACAAAAAATATTAGATAAAAAATATGAAGATGCTATGATGTATTTTAAAAATAATGATTTAAAACTATACAATAGGCTAAGAGCTAACGAGAAAATAGGCTTTGAAAAAAATGTAGATATAATTTTGAATGAAGACGAACAATTTGAAATGAGTTTATAATGTCTAAAAAGATAGTTAAGAAAAAGACTAAGGTGGGTAGACCTAAATTTGTAGTTACAAAAGAGATGTGTGATAAGGCTGAAGCCTATGCAGCACAAGGATTAACACAAGAACAAATAGCTATGGCGTTAGGTATAGGACTATCTACTCTATACGAAAAGCAGAATGAATTTATAGAGTTTGCAGAAGCTATAAAAAGAGGAAAGGGTAAAGGCATACAGACTATAACAAATAGGCTTTATGAAAAGGCTCTTGAAGGAGACAATACTGCAATGATCTTTTACCTAAAGAACAGAGCAGGATGGCAAGATAAGATAGAGAAAGAAACAATAATAGAACAAAGACAAGTTATAGACCTAAGTGGAATATCAAATGACGAACTCGAAAATCTCGAAAGAGTCTTATCCAAAGCTATTGCTTCAAGCTCAGAAGGAGCTAATGAAAAGGTCATTGAAGGTTTTTACAAAGAAATCTTGGCAAGCGATTGAACCTGGTAGAGACTTTTACGACAACTGGCATATAGATGCTATATCAGAACACCTTCAAGCTGTAGTAGAAGGCGATATCAAAAGACTTATTATAAACATACCACCTAGACACATGAAGTCTATAAGCGTAGCTGTAGCATTACCAGCTTGGACATGGACTGTTCAACCATCCAAAAGGTTTTTGTTTGCTAGTTATGCAGGATCATTATCAATAAGAGATAGCGTTAAGTGCAGAAGATTAATAGAAAGCCCATGGTACAAAAGGTACTTTGGTGATATATTCAAATTAACCTCAGACCAAAATCAAAAGCAAAGATTTGAAAATGATAAGACAGGTCAAAGGATAGCTACCTCAGTAGATGGAGCACTAACTGGTGAAGGTGGTGACATAATTGTTATAGATGATCCTCACAACGTAAGAGAAGCAGAATCGTCAGCAGTTAGAGAAGGTGTTCTAGAATGGTGGGATCAGGCTATGCAAACTAGACTGAATGACCCACGAACTGGAGCTTTTATTATAATTATGCAGAGGGTACATGAAAATGACCTTACAGGACACATATTAGCGAATGAGTACAATGATTGGGATCATTTATGTTTACCTGCAAGATACGAAATTGGTCACCCAACGCCAACTAGATCATCGCTTGGCTTTAGCGACCCAAGAACTTCAGAAGGGGAGTTGTTGTGGAAGGAGAGGATTGACGAGAAAACTCTTGATAATTTGGAAAAAAGTTTGGGTACATACGCTAGTGCTGGTCAACTGCAGCAGAGACCAATGCCCAAAGGAGGTGGTATCCTTAAAGCAGAATGGTGGGTTCCCTGGGAGAAAGATGAACTTCCAGAGATTGAATACTTGGTTCAAAGCTACGATACTGCGTTCAGCACTAAAGAAACAAGTAGCTACAGTGCAAGAACAACGTGGGGCATCTTTAGACAAAATGGACAAGTAAACGCCATAGTTGTAGAAATGTGGTATGACAAAGTAACCTACCCAGAGTTAAGAAAACTGGCACAAGAAGCATATGATGACTGGCAGCCAGATACAGTGTTAATAGAAAAGAAGGCTAGTGGTCAAAGTTTGCTACAAGATTTAAGGATGGGTGGCATACCAGTTTTGGCTTATTCTCCAGATAGAGACAAGATAGCTAGGGCACATAGTAGTTCTGCATTATTAGAGGATGGAAGAATATTCTATCCACATGGAAAAAAATGGGCTAAAAACTTAATAGATATATGTTCAGCCTTCCCTGCGGGTGATAATGATGATATAGTTGACACTTGTACACAGGCTTGGCTAAGATTAAGAAAAGGTTGGTTCATCACTCATTCTACAGATTATGATGAAGAAGATGAAGTTCAGGAGAGAAGGATGACAATATATGGCTAGAGAACCTAAAGTAATTCCCTTTGCAGAAGGTATGCCTTCAGATGAGTTTCAGATAGAGGATATTGGCAATGATGAGGTTTTAGTAGGCGACCCATCTTTAGATATTTTGGAAGAAGAAGATACATCGTTTGACCAAAACCTTGCAGAAATAATAGATGCAAAAGAATTAAATGCAGTAGCAAGTCAGTTAATTACTAGCTATGAGGCTGACAAAGAAGCTAGATCAGAATGGGAAGACAGATATAAGGAAGGTCTCAAAACATTAGACGTACATGGAGGTCAAGAAGAAGAGGAAGACCAAAGGGCTACAAGAGGATTAAGTAATGTAGTTCATCCTATGATAGCAGAAGCAGCTACACAATTTAATGCAAGAGCAATTGCAGAATTATACCCAAGTGGCGGGCCAGTTAAGACAATAATAGTTGGTGACCCAAGCGAGGAGATGGAAGAGCAAGCTCGTAGAGTAAAAGACTTTATGAACTATCAGATTACTCAAGAGATGCCAGAGTATTTCCCTGATTTAGATCAGATGTTATTTCAGTTACCATTAATTGGACATACATTTAAGAAAGTTTGGTGGGATGCTAATTTAGACAGACAATGCTCACAATTTGTAAAAGCAGAAGACTTTGTAGTTTCTCCAGAGAGTAAAGACCTTTACACATCAAGCAGATATACACACGTTATTCGTATGCCTAAGAATGACTTTAACAAATATGTTAAGGCTGGGTTTTATTTACCAAGTAAATACAGTGGGGAAGATATAGACCCAAGTGGTGATGTAGGTAGTGAGATAGAGGGCGTTGACCCTTATGGAGATAGCGAAGACGAAGTAATGACGCTTCTAGAAGTACATGCGTATCAATCATTCGATGGCATAGATACTATTGAAGAAGAAGACGATGATAACATGGTCGCCCTACCTTATGTAATTACAATTGATTACGATGCAGAAAAGATAGTAAGCGTAAGGCGTAATTGGAGAGAAGAAGACCTTAAGCAAAAGAGAAGAGATTGGTTTGTAAGTTACAAATTCTTACCTGGAACTGGTTTCTATGGTTTTGGCTTGTATCACATGATAGGTGGACTAGGCAAAGCAGCTACTGGATCACTAAGAGCATTATTAGATTCAGCAGCTTTCGCTAACATGCAAGGTGGATTTAAGCTTAAAGGTAGAGTGACTGGTGGAGAAATGCAGATAAACCCTGGTGAGTTTGCAGACTTAGATGCCACAGTAGACGATGTAAACAAAGCTATTATGCCACTTCCATTTAAAGAGCCATCAAGCACCTTGTTCAATCTTATGAACGCTATCGCTGATGCAGGAAGAAGATTTGCTAGTACTGCAGACTTAAATGTAGGCGATGTTAACCCAAATGCACCCGTTGGGTCTACAGTTGCACTGATTGAGCAAGGAAGCAAAGCCTTTAGTGCGATACACAAAAGATTACACTATTCGCAAGGGCAAGAGTTCAAGATGCTTGCCAAGCTAAACGCAGAATATCTGCCAGAGAGTTTTACTTTTGCATTAGGTGGCGTAAGTGAAACTATATTTGCTAAAGACTTTGACGATAGAATAGATGTTATTCCAGTTAGTGACCCTAACATATTCAGTTCTGCACAAAGAATTGCACAAGCACAAGCAGTATTGCAGATGTCAACCACAAGCCCACAATTATTCGATCAGTATGAAGCCAATAAAAGAATGCTAGAGGCTATTCGTATAAACAACATAGACGAAATACTAAAGAAGCCAGACGATGCAGCAAGAATTGATCCTGTTACAGAAAACACTGCATTAATGTATGGTAAAGCTATAAGAGCCTTTCCAGATCAAGACCACGATGCACATATAGCAGTTCATCTTCAGTTCTTACAAGACCCAATGTTAGCTGGGAATCCAGGGGCTGCGGCTATGCAACCAATTATGATAGCTCATATTGCTGAACATATAGCGTTGTTATATAGACAAAGAATGCAAGCAAGTATTGGCGTATCATTACCAACATTGCCAGAGCTTCGTGACCCTAAATTTAAGTTTGAAGATATTAATCCAGAGATGGATAGGCTTATAAGCGAAAGAGCAGCAGAAGTTGTGGCTAAAGCACCTCAAATGCAAGCGATTGCACCACTAGCTAAAATGATGGAGCAACAACAGCAACAACAACAAAACCCACTACAATACGCACAAGAACTAGCAAAATTAGAAGCAGAAGCCTTAAAAGCAAGAACTGAGGTGCAAATACAAGCTGACCAAGCTAAAGCACAGCAAAAACTAGCTATTAATGAAGCAGAAGCGAAACAAGATTTGCAGATAGAGCAAGCCAAGCTACAAGCAGACTTACAAGCAAAAGTAGCCAAGTTGGAACTTGAACTGCAGATGGAGCGTGAAAAAAACCAAGTTGAGCTACAAAAGGAGATAATGAAAGATGCCAATAGTAATAACCCCACAGGGTGAGTACATTGATTCAGTAACTGGTAACCCAGTAAATATGCCACCATCTGAAACTGTTATGAGAGAAGGGGAAGTTAATCAAATGCTTGACCCAAGAAGCGTTGTTCGTGAAAGCGAGATGAGCCAAATGAATAACATGATGCCTCAATCAGATATGACAGACATAGACAAAGTACGTTTGCTTATGGACATGGGGCTAAATGAAGTAGATGCTATCGAAGCAGTAGTAAGAGAAAAATCAATGGGTACAGTTAGACCAGAAGAGTTTGGTCGAATGATTGATCCAGAGTCAGCAGTTAGAGGTGGTGAAATGTCTGCAATGCAACAACAAGCACCTATGCAACCACAAATGCCAATGGCTAGACCTCCAATGCCATCATCAAGGATTGGAGCTTTACCTTCAGCACCACCACCAAGACCAGATATGAGTGGTATGTCTGCAGAGCAGATGGATATGTTAAGAAGAGGTATCGATCCTTTTGCAGAGGGCATGGTTAGATAAATGGCTAGAGGCGACCAATACGGGGGCTATGGGGCGTTAAGTGACGCTTTAGGCAAGACTGATTTAGGTCTTGCTGACAAAGGACTTGGCATTGCTACTGGAATTGGTATTGGTAAAGGTATATCACAGATAAGTAATCCACTAGGTGTAGCTTACAGTATAGGCAAAAATATTACCAATATGACGCCACAACAACAAGCAGCTCAAGTTATGGGTAAAAACTTTGGCATTGTAGATGTTGTTAATACCATTAACCCATTTGGAATTACAAATGTGGACAAACTGGGAAAAAGCTTAGATGTTGATAAAAGTGGAAATCTAAGTCCAAGCGAAATCTCACATGGCATTGGTTATGGGTATGGAAACGTACATGATGTTGTGTCAAGTATATCACCATTCGGGCCAGGAACAAATGTAACTGATCCAAAGTCTTATACTTATAGTAAGTCTAAAGCTGAAAGCATAGGGGCAGGCATTGGAAGTGGTGTGGGTGCAACTGGTGATTTAGGTGGCTCAAAAGGTGCTGGTTATAGTGGAAGTAAAGGAATAGGATTAGGGTTTGGAAGATCAGAAGGAGTAGACCCTGGACAAAGTTCACAAACTGGAGCTCAAACAAGCCATAGTGGACAAGGTATAAGTTTCTCTGATGACGCCGCTGCATCTTCTGATTCATCTACATACATATGCACTGCACTATATGAAATGGGCGACATGAAAAAATATATCTACAAATATGATCAGATATATGGAAAACGTGTAGACCCAAATGTCTATAAAGGTTATTGTGTATGGGGAAAATATGTAGCTACAAAAATGAGAAGCAAAGGAATAGTTTATAAAATCGCCAAACCATTAGCTTTAGCTTGGGCAAAACAAATGGCTTACGATTTATCTAAAGGAAGGTATGGCAAGAGTAACAAAATAGTTAAGGTTATAAGTAAAGTAGGCGAAGGCGTATGTTACGCACTTGGTATAATATCTAATATTAAGCAACTCAAAGGAGAGAAATATGGCTGATATCAACATAGAAAACATGGAAGAAAATGCAGAACTTTTCATGGAGAAAATGGGTTTTGCTCACGATGCACCTGGATTAGAGTTATCTGATGATCAGTTAGTTAACTTTCTATTGCTATGCTATCAAGGAATGATGCTTCCAGACGAAGAAGAGGAAGAAGAGGACTACGAAGAAATGGATGGAGACGTTAAGGTCAAAGTCATGAAAGTAGATAGTGGCGATATGAGAGGTGTCATGGATGAGATACTTGGTCATGGCTCACCTAAGATTGGTATGTAGTCATGCCTTTCTCTAAATATTCAAAAAAACAAAAAGCTCTAGCTAGAGTAGCCAAGCCTAGAACTAAGATTACTGGTGCTGATTTTGCTAAAATTAAGAAGGGCAAGAAGAAAACAAAGAAGGCTTAAATGAACAAGATTAAGTTCCTAAAAGAGTTTTTGACTAAGAACTTTGAAAACGTATTGTCAGACAATGAGTTAGGGGCACTTTCTGGACTAACCAAAGAAAAGGACATTATCAAAGAATATGGTGCTTTACCTAAGTATAATATTACTGGTGATGACTTAAAGAATGTTTTTGAAAACAAATTTAGAGCAATTGATCTGTATCATCCAAGCTATGGTGTAGACCCATCATTAATAACAAGAAAAATAGATAGAGTACCTACATTCGATCAAGGTTACTCAGCTTTGGCAAAAAGACCTACTGAGGGGTTTAGCGTAGATGCAGAGGTTACATCCTTTGGAAATCTACCTACGCTTGTTAAAGACGCATCAGTATTGCAAGGTAAAACAATTGTACCATTCGTAGTCGATAGGTCGATTAAAGATGCTAGGATATTAGGTGTGGGTGGTCAGAAATTTGAAAACCCAGTGGACACTGCAGGTGGTATACAGTTTATGGATGATAGAGGATTTGCTTCAGCACTTAGTGCTATGTCTGGCAAACAAAAAACATTGGAAACTATAGATATGATGGGTGGTAAGCCTGTAGGTATGCCTGTGGTAATGGCAGAAAGAAGTAGTGACTTTGCTTTAGACCAATCAGACGTCTTTTTAGAAATGCTTAAAAATTCAAAGATGACTAGAAAACAACAAAAGGAAATGACAGATAACATAAGGAGCATAACCTATGTTAACACAGACAAAGAAACTGGAGTCAAAACTGTTAGGAAGCCTTTCACAAAAGCACCACCAGTAAGTAAATTAGAAGAGTTCAGTAATTATATTAAATCAAGATCAGGAAGTGACAGAGCAGCATTAATAAAGAAAATGGATTCTAAGTTAATGAAAGATTTAGGTGCTCCAGACATAGGTCATGCAAGGCTTGCACTTACAAACCCAGGTCTGTTAGCAGAAGATTGGTTGAGCATGGGTGGAAGATTTGTAGACCTTGACCCTAAGAGGGGTGTGTTCCCAAGTAAACATCCTTCATATGATACTGAAATTGCGAGAGCACCAGGTGCTGAAACATATACTTTTGGAACTGGTGTGCCTTATACAATCATGTTAAGAAAGTTAATGGAAAAACGTAGATTAGAAGGAAAAGGTGGTCAGTTTAAACCACAATCTCCAGATTACAAAACCATAGAAATGAAGCCACAAAACGTAGAAGTTGTAGACCAACAATTAATAGATGAAGCCTCTAAATATTTAGAAATAAAAAGAACATTAGGCGATGAAGAAGCATATAAATACGCTCAAAGTTTAATACCAGCAACATAGGAGATAACATGGCTAAGAAACCAGGATTATACGCTAACATACATGCTAAAAGAAAAAGAATAGCTGCTGGCAGCGGAGAGAAAATGAGAAAAAAGGGTGAAAAAGGTGCTCCAGCTAAGGGTACGTTTGCAAAGATAGCGAAGCAAGAGAAGAAAAAGAAAAGCAAGAAAAAAACAAGGAAAGTATAATGGCTAAAGGCGTTAATCATTACTTCAAAGATGGCACTAAGTATACTGGGGCAACTCACAAGGATGCTAAAGGTAAAGTTATGTCAGGTGCTAAACATACTAAAAACAGTAAGTATTTAGTTCATATGAAGGATTTATCTGCTACTGCAAAAAAGAAGGCAAAGAAAGCTAATGGCTAAGTATAAAGGTAAAAGTGTATCTCTAAATAAGCCTAGAAGAATAGCAAAGGGTGAAACATCCTATGGCAAGAAAAAGTCAGTTGTCTATGTAATGGATGGAGATAGAGTAAAGCGTGTGACATTTGGTGACCCAAACATGCGAATCAAGAAGAACCAAAAAGGCAATAGAAAAAGTTTTAGGTCTAGACATAACTGTGAAAACCCAGGACCGAAGACTAAGGCAAGATATTGGTCATGTAAGGCGTGGTAAGATGAACCCATTTGGTGTATTTGCGAAATTAGTTAACAAAGGCGTAAGAAGCAAAGATGCAGTGCCATATCAAGGTGCTGGTGAAGTTTTAGATGCTATGCCTACTGAAGAGCAGTTAAGAGAGTTAGGCAACCTACCAACTGAGCAAGAGTTAATAGAAAGAGGCTTTGACCCTTCGACTTTCTATCATGGAAGCCCTGAGAAAAATATTAAGGAATTTGTGCCACAAGCTCAAAACAGAGCTACCTTTGGTGGATTTAGTTCGACTGGTAAATTAAAATATGCTGAAGCTCCAGGAACAACCTTCTTTACTGAAGACCCAAGATATACAGAAACCTTTGCCAAACAAGGTGGTATGCCAGTAAATAGAGGTGGTATCATGGATTATATGCCATTAGAAAGCTCTAGAATATATCCAGTAAAATTAAAGATAGATAATGTTTATAATTACAAAAACCCACAACACCAAGAAATGTTAGAAAAAGAATTAGGTCAAAGCTTAGATATGGACACAAAGATTGGAGACCCATTTAAGTTACAAGAGCCAGACATAAGTAAAGCTATAAAAGATTTGGGGTTCGATGGGTTTCTTACTAATGAAACAGCAAGATTTGGCAACAGAACAGTAGGTTTATTCTATCCAGAGAAGGGCAATGTAAGAAGTGTTTTTGCACAATTTGATCCTAAGAAGGCAGACGAAGGTAATATATATGCATCTATAATACCACCAATGGCAACTGCTGTAGGTGTTGGAGCACTAGCTGGACTAGATGAAAGCACATAATGAAAAAGATTATTGCAAAAGGTATTGAGAATGTAGTAGACGCTCTTGGAAACAAGATAGGTGCATTACCAAGCACAAACAAAAGTCTTTCTGATTATTCTGATATAGTACAGCAAGGCGTTTTCCTAGATACACCTGACGCTTACAAAAACCTTTTTCATGCAGATCAACAATATGCAAAAGAAGTGGGTGGTGAATTAAAATCAGGATCACTTAAATATGGTAGCGAAGATATACCAGAACCACTAACAGACGAAGAGCTTATAAAAGCACAAAATGAAATTAAAGCTTTAACTCAAGAGTATCTAAAAGATTTACCCGATGAGGTAACTGTATATAGATATGGTGATCTAGATAATGAAACTGGCGTAAGTTCGTTTACATTAAACCCTAATTACAATGTTGATCTAGGCTTACCCTGGCAAAAGCGATTGCAAAGCCCAATGCAAACATTTAAAGTAAAAAAAGAAGATATATTAGCAAGCCCAGATATAAACGCATTCTTTGGTGCTGGTAGAACATTTGATGAGCAAGAAGTTATTATTAATAATAATAAAGTAAAGGTAAAATAATGGCTAAACGAGCAAAAGTAAAATCAGTAGCTAACGCTGAAATAAGAGCGGCTAAGAAATTTTTAGAATCAAAAGGTTTAGAATCAGATGAGGTAAGCCCAAGAAAGTTTGCAAAGGCAGCAAAGAAACTTGATAAAGGCTTTCAAGAAACACTACAAATACTAGCAAGAACATTATCTGCAGGGCAAGTGTGATGGATATCAAAGGGTTTTTAAGTAATTTAAAAATGAAAGCACCACAAGTTGATATTAGTGGTGGTCGCTCAGTAAATCAATTTGCAGTTAATTTGCCAACTAGCACACCTAACATTACAGAAATAAAAAATAGAGCTAGTGGTAGTGTGGATTTAAATTTTGAAGCTCCATCAATGGTTGAAGGTCAGACCACTGTATTTGGCATGGGTGGTAGTGGTAATTTCATGGAAGGTCAAGTTAAATTTCCAGAAGAGCTACAAGTTTATGGTGCTCCTGCAAGTCAACAGTTTGGGCAAGGATTAACAGTTGATCAGTTAAGGGCGTATTTAGGTATACCAATTACAGAAAACACAAGTTTAAATATACAAGGTCAAATAAACCCATACTACTTTGATCCAGTGGATGGAACGCCACTTGGAAAAGAAAAAAATATTGGGGCAAACATAGAGTATAGGTTCTAAATGGCAGAGACTGAGCTAGATAGATTTTTTAGAGAGAATAGACTAAGGGAAGCACAAAGCGTCAATCCTAGCGTTTTTGCAGACCCAAGATATGCCTCTATGATATACAACTCTAGCGTACCTCTAAATCAGTTAGAGAAGAATATACAGCAATCTCAAGGTGCTATGTTAGAGCCATATAAGCCCACTATGAGGGAAAACATAAGATATGGCATTAGAGACCTCTTGACATACTTAGGTACGCCAGAGGGCACAGCAAGCAATGTGGCTAGGGGAGTTATGGGCAATCCTAATGCTGAAACCTTTAGTAAGTCAGTAGGTTTGTTAGACGTTGCACCTATAGTAAACATACCATTCTATTTACAAGAAGCAGGAAGAGGATTTGAGAAAGCACAAACTGGCACTGACTATATAGCCCCAGCTATAGAAGGTGGAGCAGCTTTACTTGAGGGAGCACTAGTAACAAAACCTCTAGCAAAAAGTCTTAAGGGGTTTTCTAAATCACTATCACAAAAGCTTAAAGGTGAAGGCGAAGTATCTGCACCAACAATAGGGGCTTTACCTCTTAAA